AAAAAGATGGGTATAAAACATGCCCAGATTGCAGGGAATATTGGAGATTGGCACAAAGAAAGCCAACAGGTAATGCGTATAAATTGGAAATTTTAACAGAAAAGTACAAACGCTTACAAAAACAATATGAACAACTAAAACAAAGTGTAGAAAAGTGTGTATAGCACCATTAAATTTAGATGATGGGACGGAAGTTGGGTGTCGCGAATGCTGGCAATGCCGCAAACGTAGAGTTAACGATTACGTTGGAAGATGCATTGCCGAAAGTAAGTTTTCAAAAAAAACTTACGCAGTAACATTAACGTATGACGGAGATCAGGGCGTTAATGCAGTAACGTTAATTTATAAAGACGTACAGGATTTTCTTAAAAGACTGCGTAAAAAACATAAATGTCGTTACATAGTCACTGGAGAATACGGAAGTGCAAAAGGACGTTCACATTGGCATATAATACTATTCTTTAAGGATAGTTGGCCAGAAGTGACGTCAAATAAAAGGGTAGATTGGAAATATTGGAAACATGGGTTTAGCTATTTTCAAGAGCCCGATTGGAAAGGTTTTGAATATTGCCTTAAATATGTTCTGAAAGATCAGACATCAAGGCAAAGTGATAGCCATTTGGCTATGAGCAAAAAACCTCCATTAGGACACGAGTTTTTTCAACAATTAGCCAGGCAATATGTTGAACAAGCACTCGCACCTCAAACATATTTTTATAAGTTTGGGGATGTGAGAGATTATAAAAACAGAGAGAAAGGGTTTATGATGCAAGGCAAAACAAGAGAAAATTTCATGGAAACTTTTGTCAACGAGTGGGAAGATAAATATTCACACGAACCGTTATCGGAATTAGTAACAGATTACTACGACGATATAACGGAAATAGAGTACACAGACGAAGAAATGTACGCACGCCTACATTATCAACCTGTAAAATATGTAGAACCTTGGATCGAAGGACAAGGAGACGGAATATTTAAAGATATACATATGGTGGAAGCAACATATGACGGAATACCAATAGTATATTGGGAAGACGAAAATAAAACAGGATTGCAAATACTAACGGAGAATGACGAATGGCACGAAAAAAGACCAGAAGTAATAAAAACAATAAAACAAGGACAACAAATACAACGACGGCGAACCTACGCCGAAGTACAGTACGCGGAATTGGACGGGGAATAGAAATATACAGTCCACCCGTTGAACAACGGGAGCGAACGGCTACAGCACCGCCTGAACAGGCTCTAGCGAAGCGGAAAAAATCCCCCAAAAACTTTAGGGTCAAGGACTTGCGGATAAGGTGCAAAGATAGACCAAAGAAAAACACCCCTACTGGGGGGTCAGGGTCTAAAAAAACATATGTCCCTTGGTGTTAAAAGTAAAAAAATGACATATTTTTAAAAAAAGGGCTTTACATTTCTAAATGTACAAAGCTATAAAAACGTATGGGTCAACACAATGAGTCTCAATTGGTTACATAATATATATTATCGGCCATTGAGCAGTTAGACCCTTCTAAATAAGAAGGAGTAAAAATTGCAAATCTTATTAATTAAACAAATCTTAAAACCGATTATCACTAGATGTGGTACAATGCTTGGCGCATCGCTTGCGGGCGCAGGAATTGCAGTTGGTACAACTGAAAGTATCGTTTTGGGATTTACCGCACTAGCGGGAGTATCGATCGACCTCATTACACGGAGGTGGATCAAATGAAATTAAAAGACATAATTATAGCAACAGTAGCGGGAATAGTTATGGGTTTAGCCCTATTCTCGGACACGTTGATAAACGCGGGAGTAATATAATATGGGATGGAAAAACGAATATAGAAAAGCACTAAAATACAGTATGGCTGTGGGAGGTGCAATGCTTGCAGGACCTTCAGGTGCAAAAGCAGGTTATGATCTTGGATCACAATTTGATCCAAGAAACAAAAATCAAAGCGGAACAGATTTAGGTAAATTAAGACGCGAAGCAACAGCAAACGGATTTAATCCGTTAACTGTATTAAGGGCAACAGGCGGACAAGGTTTTGCAAGAGGTCAAATACCAATGGGACGATTAAGTTCAGATGCATTTTTTAATGCATTTGATGCTTATCAAAGTTATCAAAATAAAAACGCAATAACAATTGAACCAAATTATACTCTTGTAGAAGGCAAAGGCAAACTACAAGATATTATGGACAATAATAAAAATTTAAATAAATCAAGAAATATTGGACGTGAAATAATACCTGGTCCAATAGAATACGATGTATTTGAAGATGGTGACGGCAAATCTAAAAGTACAAAAGTAACAGGTATTTTAAGGACTATTGTTGATCAACATGGAAAAGAACGGCTTTGGCCTGCTGATCCAGAAGAAATGAATTTTATAACAGGTTCATTATTTTGGACAGCTGCAGAATTAGATCATCAATTTGGAAAATTATTAAATTGGCGTAAGTCTTTTCATACAAATAAAAAAGACAAATCATCAATGAGTGATATTGCAAAAAAAGTTAATAATCAAAAAATTATTAAATCATACATACACACACCAAAATTATCATCAGATTGGAGTGGGTATAAATACACGAAAGCACTTCAATAATGTGCACCAAGTGTAAAAAAATACGAAAAATTATAACCAAAATCATTGCAAGGAGAAAACGCAAATGAGAATGACTGAAATGATACCAAACTCACCTATTGCAGTACAGAAATCTGTACGTAATGCAAAAGGCCGAGTATTAACATCGGGTGATGCAGGAAAAATCCTGCCACTGAAGTATGAATGGTTACACCGAGAAGACGGCGTACGAAGCGGAAAAATTCGTGTTAACGTTGAGATGCAAGAAAGCTCCGAACTTCTTATGAATGGAGTCGGTGTAACATTATACGCACATTTTGTGCCAATGCTTGCATTTGACCGTTTTAACGGATCAATGGACGAATTAAACCGCTCATATAAAAAAGAAAATGGCGCGGCAGGAAGTGTAGTCCCATTTTTTGAACATAATAAATATTATCATCATGGTCATGATACAGTATATCAAAATTCTACCGGTATAAATTTTGATACTAATACATCTGATGATGAACCATTGGGTACATTTTTGAATACAATGGGTATACATACACAATCAACAAATTTTAATACAACAGTTGTTGAAGCATATAATACAATTATTAACCACAGACGAAAAGCCAGATCAAAATCGTTACCACTTAGGAACGCATTTGATTATACATTGGCAGACGCGTTTTGGATTAATAATGGAATGCAAAATATTGTACCAGATTACGACCAGAATTTGATTGACGGACAAGTCACACTTGCCGGATTGACATTTCAAGCTCCAATTAAATCACCAATGGCATCTAGAGATGGTAGTACTTTAGTTGCATCAAGTAATAATTCAACAACAGACACATTAGGGTTTTCACCCGCAATGTCTGGCGCTGAGATTATAGATCAAGGCGATATGTATTTATTTGATGAAATTTATGCAGAGTTAACAACAGGCGGAAACGCAACAATGTCACTTGCTGACATTGAACAAGCACGTAAAACAGCTGCATTTGCTAAATTAAGAGCAAAGTATGATGGAATAGACGACGAACATGTGATTGATTTGCTTATGTCAGGAATTAGAGTTCCTGAAGAAGCATTAAAGCAGCCAATTTTATTGGGTCGTCAACGTGCAATGATAGGATTTAACCAACGTTATGCAACAGATGGTGCAAACTTGGATAAATCAGCAACAAATGGTATGGCAACAATTGATATGTCATTTAGAACACCCGCCTTCAACACAGGTGGAATTATTATGGTGTGTGCTGAGATTGTCCCTGAACAACTCTGGGAACGTAAGAAAGATTATTTCTTATATACAACAGACCCAGATACGCTACCTAACTTCTTGAGCGATTTTTTAAGCCCAGAAAAAGTCAGTCGAGTCCAAAATGACCACGCTGATGTAAATCATGCTACACCTGATGGAACATTTGGCTACGCACCACTCAACCATGAGTGGCAAAGAGATGCCGTAAACGTAGGTGGTAAATATTACCGCCCTGCAAATGACGCATTTGACGAAGATCGCGCAAAAATATGGACAGCAGAAGCAACCAACGTAACATTAAATGAAGACTTTTATTTATGTTCAGGTTTGCACAAAAAAGTATTTGCTGACCAGGTAAGCGACAGTTTTGAAATCACATGCTTATCGGACATGCAAATTGTAGGAAATACCGTATTCGGTCCAGGACTACAAGAAACAGATGCAACATCTGATTATGACACAATCACTTCACAAGTCGATTCCTCGCGTATCGTGAAGTGATAAAAAGCAGGGGAGCCCTCCCCTCCCCTGCTGACAAATTAAAAAGGAAAATGAAATGAACAGAATTAAACACGGCAATATAAGCAAATGGTCACAAGCTAAAGCGGGTGATGTAATTGAATTTGCATCAAGCAAACCAAGACATGTAAAATTCGAAGTTACTGCAAACAGTAATATCGAAGTATGGGTTGCAAGTGATGCAAAAATGTCACAGGCCGTATTGGTGGGAACATCAAGCGGAAAAACAGAAATTCAATACACAGCACCCGCAACAACATATGTGCAAATAAAAGCTGAAAAATCAGCTGATGTATTTGTAAATATACCAGACTTGGATCAAGCAGTTGAAAACACTGATAACCCAAGTTTTACATCGATAGAGCCACGCGTATCAACTGGCACTGAGTATGATAAAATTGCTATGATGATGAAATATAATCAACAGCAAATGGAACAACAGCTACAGGCCGAAAGAGCCGCATTAAGAGCAGAAGTTGCAAAAATTAAAGCAGAAGCTGAAACATTAGTTGAAGCGCCACAAGAGGCAGAAACAGAAGATGCAGGAGAAACCCCCGAGTAAGTTTCTACGTTGGATACGGTTTATTGACCGTATCCAATTCTGGCACAGGGATGAACTTGTGCATAGAACGCACGTAGAAGCAGCAAGATCATTAGCAGAACCTAATGCATCAAAATCACTCTGGGTTAAAATTCAGCAGACAGATAACGATTATGTAGGGGTACACCCTGATATAATCGAGTTTTGGAAAGCATTTTCCAAAGCAATGAAGCGACGCAATATACCATTGCGAGCGTTTGAATTTGTACGATCTGCAGAACGGCAACAAGAGTTATACGATAAAGGCAGAAGCAAAGCATCTGCAGGATTTGGAGCGCACCAATATGGTTTGGCTGTGGATATAATTCACGCCACACGCGCATGGCAATTAAGCAAAAAAGAATGGGACTGTATAGGAGCAGTCGGAAAAGAAATAGCGCGTAAAAGAAATATAAAATTAGATTGGGGCGGAGATTGGAATTTCTACGATCCCGCACATTGGGAACTAGACAATTGGCAAGACCAAATCAAATAAAAAACAGTAAGTTGAATAACTTACACGAGGCAAACGGAACGGAAACTCCAAGTATTGGAGTTCCGTTTGCCGACCAGATATCCCCTACCCTTGTTAAGATATGCATTTAGTGACACCAAACCGAGGCAAAATCATGGAAATATGTAAAAACAAAAATTGCAAAGCAGAAAAACAAAAAGATGGGTATAAAACATGCCCAGATTGCAGGGAATATTGGAGATTGGCACAAAGAAAGCCAACAGGTAATGCGTATAAATTGGAAATTTTAACAGAAAAGTACAAACGCTTACAAAAACAATATGAACAACTAAAACAAAGTGTAGAAAAGTGTGTATAGCACCATTAAATTTAGATGATGGGACGGAAGTTGGGTGTCGCGAATGCTGGCAATGCCGCAAACGTAGAGTTAACGATTACGTTGGAAGATGCATTGCCGAAAGTAAGTTTTCAAAAAAAACTTACGCAGTAACATTAACGTATGACGGAGATCAGGGCGTTAATGCAGTAACGTTAATTTATAAAGACGTACAGGATTTTCTTAAAAGACTGCGTAAAAAACATAAATGTCGTTACATAGTCACTGGAGAATACGGAAGTGCAAAAGGACGTTCACATTGGCATATAATACTATTCTTTAAGGATAGTTGGCCAGAAGTGACGTCAAATAAAAGGGTAGATTGGAAATATTGGAAACATGGGTTTAGCTATTTTCAAGAGCCCGATTGGAAAGGTTTTGAATATTGCCTTAAATATGTTCTGAAAGATCAGACATCAAGGCAAAGTGATAGCCATTTGGCTATGAGCAAAAAACCTCCATTAGGACACGAGTTTTTTCAACAATTAGCCAGGCAATATGTTGAACAAGCACTCGCACCTCAAACATATTTTTATAAGTTTGGGGATGTGAGAGATTATAAAAACAGAGAGAAAGGGTTTATGATGCAAGGCAAAACAAGAGAAAATTTCATGGAAACTTTTGTCAACGAGTGGGAAGATAAATATTCACACGAACCGTTATCGGAATTAGTAACAGATTACTACGACGATATAACGGAAATAGAGTACACAGACGAAGAAATGTACGCACGCCTACATTATCAACCTGTAAAATATGTAGAACCTTGGATCGAAGGACAAGGAGACGGAATATTTAAAGATATACATATGGTGGAAGCAACATATGACGGAATACCAATAGTATATTGGGAAGACGAAAATAAAACAGGATTGCAAATACTAACGGAGAATGACGAATGGCACGAAAAAAGACCAGAAGTAATAAAAACAATAAAACAAGGACAACAAATACAACGACGGCTATCCTACGCCGAAGTACAGTACGCGGAATTGGACGAGGTATAGAAATATACAGTCCACCCGTTGAACAACGGGAGCGAACAGCCGCACCACCTCCCGAACGGGAACTAGCGAAGCGGAAAAAATCCCCGAAAAACTTTACGGTCAGAGATCTGCGGATAAGGTGTAAGGACAGACCTAAGAAAAACACCCCTACAGGGGGGTCAGGGTCTAAAAAAACATTTGTACCTTGGTGTTAAAAGTAAAAAAATGACACATTTTTAAAAAAAGTGCTTTACATTCTTAAATGTACAAAGCTATAAAAACGTATGGGTCAACACAACGAGTCTCATAATGGTATCATAATATATATTATCGGCCATTGAGCAGTTAGACCCTTCTAAATAAGAAGGAGTAAAAATTGCAATTACTACTAATTAAACAAATCTTAAAACCGATTATTACTAGATGTGGTACTATGCTTGGTGCATCGCTTGCGGGCGCAGGAATAGCAGTTGGTACAACTGAAAGTATCGTTTTGGGATTTACCGCTTTAGCGGGAGTATCGATCGACCTCATTACACGGAGGTGGATCAAATGAAATTAAAAGACATCATAATAGCAACGGTAGCGGGAATAGTAATGGGTTTAGCTCTATTCTCGGACACATTGTTAAATGCGGGAGTGATATAATATGTGGGGAGCAATAGCCTCAGCGGCAATAGGCGCATTAGGCGCACGCAAAACAGCAAAAGCTATGCAAGGATCAAATGATTTAGATTTAGCTAAATTAAGACGCGAAGCAGAGCAAAATGGGTTTAACCCATTAACAGTACTACGAGCAACAGGCGGTCAAGGTAGTACAAAAGGTCCATCTGGCAATTTAGCCAGTGGGGCATTTTTTCAAACATTTGCACAAGGAATACCAAGTATTCTTGAAGCAAATTATAATAAAAAAATGAAACAAGCACAGCTTACAAATATCAACGCAAGTACAGAAAATTTGTTAGCAAGTGCAAAATCAATGTCAGGACAAAGTTCTGCAAATGATTTTATACAAAAACATGCAGTTCCTATGTTAGTTCCAATAACAACAGGTGGTATGGAAGGTAAGCAAAAAGTACTATATATGGGTATTAACCCAGAATTAATGGAAACCCAGTTAAGCGAAGCAATGGGTTCTATGATAGTACAAGGTTTACAATATTCATATCAAAATGGAGTTCCTGCATCTGGATTTACTAAATTAATAAAGGGGTTACCCCCTGTCCTAAAAAAATCATTAAATAATATTATGGGTGAATTTGAAAAAACAGGAAAAATACCTACACAGGCACAAATTACAAAAGCATTAGCATCTGAATTTACTGGACAACAGTTAGACAGTGCACTGCAAAAATTTGAAACATTAATTGGACACGAACGTAAGAAACCAAAATTACAAAGTGAACCTGATTATAACAGTAAAATAACAGGTGTACCAATAAATCAGCAACAAAAAATTATGGAAGAATTATTTCCATAATGTGCGCCAAGTGTAAAAAAATACGAAAAATTATAACCAAAATCATTGCAAGGAGAAAACGCAAATGCGAATGACTGAACTAATACCAAACAGCCCGATTGCTGTCCAGAAATCGCGCCGATCTGCAAAAGGTCGAGTATTGACGTCAGGCGACGCAGGAAAAATCCTGCCGTTGAAATATGAATGGCTTCACCGCGAAGACGGCGTTCAAAGTGGTAAAATCCGCATGAACGTTGAAATGATGGAAACATCTGAAATGTTAATGAACGGTGTTGGCGTTACACTTTACGCGCATTTTGTACCAATGCTTGCATTTGACCGATTTAACGGATCAATGGACGAATTAAACCGTTCATATAAAAAAGAAAACGGCGCGGCAGGAAGTGTAGTACCATTTTTTGAAACAAATAAATATTCTGATAACGGTGTAGTCCAATCATGGGCGCCATATGGTGAACAAGCTGATACTAATGCCTTTTTATCAACATTTTTACAAACAATGGGTATTCATACACAAACAACAACTATAAATACAACAATTGTTGAAGCATATAATGCAATCGTTAACCATAGACGCAAAGCTAGATCAAAATCGTTACCACTTAGAAATGCATTTGATCATACTTTGGCAGACGCGTTCTGGATCAATAATGGAATGCAAAATATAGTTCCAGATTATGATCAGAACTTAATTGACGGACAAGTAACACTTGCCGGATTGACATTTCAGGCACCAATTAAATCATTACAAGCAAATAATGGAGCAAGTAGTACAGCTAATGCAAGTGCAAATGGTTCAGTTGCAAGCGGCAATTGGGGCCCTGCTCAAAATGGCGGTATAGTTGATGAAGGCGATTATTACTTATTTGATGAAATATTTGCAGAATTAACAACAGGCGGAAACGCAACAATGTCATTAGCTGACATTGAACAAGCACGAAAAACGGCGGCATTTGCTAAATTAAGAGCAAAGTACGATGGAATAGACGACGAACATGTAATTGATTTGCTTATGTCAGGAATTAGAGTTCCTGAGGAATCATTAAAGCAACCAATTTTATTGGGTCGTCAACGTGCAATGATAGGATTTAACCAACGTTATGCAACAGACGGCGCAAACTTGGATAAGTCAGCAACAAATGGTATGGCAACAATTGACATGTCAATTAGAACACCAGCTATGAATACTGGCGGCATTATAATGATAACTGCCGAAATAGTGCCAGAACAACTCTGGGAACGTAAGAAAGACTATTTCTTATATACAACAGATCCAGATACGTTACCAAATTATTTGTCTGATGTATTAGACCCAGAAAAAGTGGCAGTTGTAAAAAATGACCATGCTGACGTAAACCATGCAACACCAGATGGAACATTTGGTTACGCACCATTAAACCATGAATGGCAAAGAGATGCGGTAAATGTAGGTGGTAAATATTACCGCCCTGCAAATGACGCATTTGACGAAGACCGAGCAAAAATATGGACGGCTGAGTCAACAAACCCAACGTTAAATGAAGACTTTTATTTATGTTCAGGTTTGCACAAAAAAGTATTTGCCGATCAAGTATCGGACAGTTTTGAAATCACATGTCTTACAGATATGTCGATTGTAGGAAACACCGTATTCGGTGCAGGACTACAAGAAACTGATGCAACATCTGACTACGACACAATCACTTCTCAAGTCGATTCCTCGCGTATCGTTAAGTGATAAAAAGCAGGGGAGTCCTCCCCTCCCCTGCTGACAATTTAAAAAGGAAAATGAAATGAACAGAATTAAACACGGCAATATAAGCAAATGGTCACAAGCTAAAGCGGGCGATGTAATTGAATTTGCATCAAGCAAACCAAGACATGTTAAGTTTGAAGTAACTGCAAACAGCAACATTGAAGTTTGGGTAGCAAACGATAATAAAATGTCTGACGCCGTATTGGTGGGAACATCAAACGGAAAAACAGAAATTCAATATACTGCACCCGCAACAACGTATGTGCAAATTAAAGCTGAAAAATCAGCAAGTGTATTTGTAAATATACCAGATATTGATCAATCAGTACAAAATAGCGATGAACCAAGTTTCACGTCTATTGAGCCACGTGTAAACAACAGCACTGAATTTGATCGTATGGTTCAATTTATGAAACACAACGAAGCGCAACGAAATGCACAATTAGAAGCTGAAAGATCAGCTCTAAGAGCAGAAGTCGCAAAAATTAAAGCAGAAGCTGAAACAGTAGTTGAAGCGCCACAAGAGGCAGAAACAGAAGATGCAGGAGAAACCCCCGAGTAAGTTTCTACGTTGGATACGGTTTATAGACCGTATCCAATTTTGGCACCGTGATGAACTGGTGCATAAAACACACGTAGAAGCGGCAAGATCATTAGCAGAACCTAATGCATCAAAATCACTCTGGGTTAAAATTCAGCAAACAGAAAACGATTATGTAGGGGTACACCCTGACATAATTGAGTTTTGGAAAGCATTTTCCAAAGCAATGAAGCGACGGAATATTCCAATCCGAGCGTTTGAATTTGTACGATCTGCAGAACGGCAACAAGAGTTATACGATAAAGGCAGAAGCAAAGCATCTGCCGGATTTGGTGCGCACCAATATGGAATGGCCGTGGATGTAATTCACGCCACACGCGCATGGCAATTAAGCAAAAAAGAATGGGACTGTATAGGAGCAGTCGGCAAAGAAATAGCGCGTAAAAGAAACATAAAATTAGATTGGGGCGGAGATTTTAATTTCTACGATCCCGCACACTGGGAACTAGACAATTGGCAAGACCAAATCAAATAAAAAACAGTAAGTTGAATAACTTACACGAGGCAAACGGAACGGAAACTCCAAGTATTGGAGTTCCGTTTGCCGGCAATAGACCCACTCTCGTTAAGACTATGCATTTAGTGACACAAAACTTCAGGTACAGGTAATAATTATGTGCATAGCACCAACAAAATTAGATAATGGGACTGAAGTTGGGTGTCGCGAATGCTGGCAATGCCGCAAACGTAGAGTTAACGATTACGTTGGAAGATGCATTGCCGAAAGTAAGTTTTCGAAAAAAACTTACGCTGTAACATTAACGTATGACGGAGACCAAGGCGTTAATGCAGTAACGTTAATTTATAAAGACGTTCAGGATTTTCTTAAAAGACTGCGTAAAAAACATAAATGTCGTTACATAGTCACAGGCGAATATGGCTCTGCTAAGGGCCGAAGCCACTGGCATATAATACTATTCTTTAAGGATAGTTGGCCAGAAGTGACGTCAAACAAAAGGGTAGATTGGAAATATTGGACACATGGGTTCAGTTATTTTCAAGAACCTGATTGGAAAGGTTTTGAATATTGCCTCAAATATGTTCTGAAAGATCAGACATCAAGGCAAAGCGATAGCCATTTGGCTATGAGCAAAAAACCTCCATTAGGACACGAGTTTTTTCAACAATTAGCGAAGCAATATGTTGAACAAGCACTCGCCCCTCAAACATATTTTTATAAGTTTGGGGATGTGAGAGATTATAAAAACAGAGAGAAAGGGTTTATGATGCAAGGCAAAACAAGAGAAAATTTCATGGAAACTTTTGTCAACGAGTGGGAAGACAAATATTCACACGAACCATTATCGGAATTAGTAACAGATTATTACGACGATATAACAACATTAAATTATGAAGATCCTATCGATTACGAAGAAATAGATTTAGGACATAGAAAAGTTAAAAATCCAATTTTTACAGATATATTTAATGAACAACAAGAAAAACGCCTACATTATAAACCAGTAAAATATGTAGAACCTTGGATTGAAGGACAAGGAGACGGAATATTTAAAGATATACATATGGTGGAAGCAACATATGACGGAATACCAATAGTATATTGGGAAGACGAAAATAAAACAGGATTGCAAATAC